AGCCATCCAGTCCTTGGATCGGCGACAACTTCCTGAACGCAAAGAGAAGTATCACATATTCCGCCGCTTGCCTAAGGCAGGTCCGCGGGAGAGCATGAGATTTGCCATTTGAAGGCGATTGGATCGGGCCATCTTTAGTCGCAGTCTCTGCCCAATCCGGGCCAATTTCCAGGAGTCGCGGAGACCGCTATTTCGAGACCGGTTGCAGCAGACTGGACCGCGATATTGAGGTCTGAAGGGAGCACAATTTACCGGGCGTCCCTAATCAATTTCCCGTCTATAAAAAAGGAAGAGACAATGCCGCCGCGCCTCTGAATTGCTAGTTGATCCTTTGTGCCACGCACTGCGCATTCCATGCTGAATTTGCCCTGTGTCCGCCCCTTGGAAAGCCCGGGCGTATGTCTAGGTATCGACCCTATGGTGGGGCTCGGATCGCAAGGGATAATTCTAATGAAAAAAAGTGAATACTGGGCGCTTGCGCAGGCCATCGCTTGGGTCTGTACGCAGGATGAAAAGGCGTTCCATGAAATCAAAAATCCCGACTCGCTTGAAGCTTTGAGTACTCAGATCCTGAAGTATCGGCAGGGGGAACGCGTCACTTTCCGCTTCCGAGTAGAAGGGCCGCCAGGCGTTCACAGAAAACCGTTGGACTATAGCTTTCGCGAAAGCGGCCCAGGCGCCATGGATGCGCTAGTTCAAGCCATCCTGTCCGGAAAGATTCATCATCTTGCCCGGCATGCCGGTGTAGGTTGCTGGGCACCCATCCCCGAGGGGGAGCGAATCTTCCTGCAATTCCGGATCCACCCCGATGATCCGGACCGCCCCTACGGTTTTGGCAGCAAAGATTTCGGCGTGCTCAAGTACCTCACCCCGCGCTTGTCTATCCAGGACGTCAAACGGCTTTACCCCGCCCCAAGACAGGCACCCACGATTCTAGCTGAGCACCTCATCGGTGAGCGACTGTTGGAGATCACTGCTGCGAGGCAATTGACCAAACAACAGGCCATGGATACCTGCAATGACGTGAAAGGTTACTATCGCAGCGCGTTCGAGCGCGCATGGCGGAAACTTCCCCCTGAACGCAAAGTTGGTCGGGGCAAGCATGGGCCTCGCGTTCACCCTTCGAGCGGGAAACCTCGCAGCGGGAAACCTTACGGCAGTTAAACCTCAGGGGCCTTTTCACACCAATCGGGAAGTAGACATTGCTGGCTTGCGCCCAGCGCGCTCGGTCATGGTGACCGAGCGCGCTGGGCCCCAATGGATCCAGTACGTGAAGCTTCGACCGCGCAAACCTCTATCCCTATGGCCTGCGCAGAAGATTGAATTTTGGCCCACTGGGAGCCTTAAGCCTTCGCCGACCAACTCGCGCCGGCACACCAAGGCCGATGAGTTGGCTGTCGCAGCTTCCATGGAACGATTTGGCGTGACGATTCCGCTGCTCGTCGATGAGCAAAGAAACCTCATCAGCGGTCATTGCCGGCTCGGCGCCGCAAAGCACCTCAAGCTCCCCCAGCTGCCTGTCATTGTAGCACGGGGCTGGACCGAGAGTGAGAAGCGCGCCTATTGCATCGCCGACAACCAACTGGCGGCGCGAGCCAACTGGGACATCGAATGTCTCAAAAGCGAGTTGAAGTACCTCGAGGCAGCCGGGTTCGAGCTCCCTCTGATTGGCTTCGAGGATGCCGCCTTGATGGCCCTGATTGGACCCCTGGGAAACCTGGGCCTGGGAGACCCCGATAAAGAATTTGAACCTCCGGAAGAACCCATCACCCGGTTGGGGGATGTCTTGCTTATGGGCGATCACCGGGTCGGTTGCGGGGACTCCACTGACGCCGCAGCTGTGCGATCAGTATTGGATCAGGCCAAGGGCGGACCGAAGCCCGCCTTGATGGTGACCGACCCACCTTATGGGGTCGATTACGATCCCAGCTGGCGTGGAAGGGCCGACGGGAAAAAGTCCGGCCGCGCCACCGGAAAGGTCCTGAACGACGATCGCTCGGACTGGCGGGAAGCCTGGGAGCACTTTCCCGGTGACGTGGCGTATGTATGGCATGCCGGCCTTCGCGCTGGCGTAGTGGCCGACAGCCTCAAAGCTTGTGGCTTTGAACTACGCTCCCAAATTGTCTGGGCAAAGCCGCACTTTACGCTGAGCCGCGGGGACTATCATTGGCAACATGAGTGCTGTCTCTACGCGGTCCGCAAGGGGGCCCGCCGGCACTGGCGCTCGGATCGCAAGCAGTCGACCCTGTGGGAGGTCGGAAACAACGGCGCTGTAGGCAATCTCGACCGCGAGAAGACCTGGGGACACGGCACTCAGAAACCGGTCGAGATTATGCGCCGACCGATCGAGCACAACAGCTCTCCAGGTGACGTTGTTTATGACCCGTTTTTGGGAACTGGCACGACTTTGATTGCGGCAGAAATGACCGGCCGGGCTTGCGTGGGCCTGGAGCTAAATCCGGCTTACGTGGACGTCATCGTCAAACGCTGGAGTGAGTTTACCGGTCGGGACGCGATCCACGCGAAATCACAAAAATCGTTTTCCGCAATCGCTGCCGCTCGCGCACGGAGCTTGGAGGATGATGATGTCGCGCAATCCCCATGAACCAACTCCAGAGTCCCGCGAGCAAGTGCGCGCATTGGCGGCCGTGGGATTGCCTCAAGAAGATATCGCAACACTCATAGGATGTTCGGAGAAAACTTTGCGGCTCTATTACCGCACCGAACTTGATGAAGGTCTTGAGGAGGCAAATGCCGTCATTCTCGACACCCTTTTCCAACTTATCGATCGCGGCAACACGACCGCCATGATCTTTTATGAGAAATGCAAGGGCGGCAAACGTGAAACGATAAAAGAGGAAATAAACGTTTCAAATATGCGACATCAATATTGCCAGACCCTTCTTGATAATTCTGTCCGTTGCGAGCCCCGCTATTTTCATGACGAGCCAGAGCGGCTTCGATACCAAGACGTCGTGATTATTTCGCCGTGTCGGGTGGACAACTGCGATCCCCATATCGAAAGAGAGATACGCTTTAAACTCAATCAGTGCGGATCGTTTGGAGCAAGAGATCCAGAGAGCCAGATCCAATTAATCAGGGCTGAAATGGAAAGGATAAAAGCCAATGTCGGACACTTCGTACTCACCAAGCACGGCTGATCGCAGAAAAGTTGAATACCTCGCCGGGCGCGGTTTGGGTCATTCGCTGATCGCCAAGCGTATTGGCATCACCGAAACCGAACTGCACGAGCACTTCAAAAAGGAGCTAAAGATCGCGCGCGCGAAGATGAACGCAAAGGTGGGCGCCACGCTATTCGGCCAAGCCAAGGCGGGAGATATCAAGGCGGTCATATTTTGGCTCAAGACCCGGGCCGGATGGTCGGAAACCATTCACCGGGAAATTTCCCTTGCACAAGCAACGCCGCCCGCCCCCCCAAAACAGGATCCGATCATCATCCTACCTTGCAATACGAGGAACCCATGCCCGAGAGGTACGCCTGAAAGAATGCTGATCATCCTCGAACGATTATTGAAGGAAGCCCTCGAAAGGCAGCGGAACCAACTCCTGAACTAGCTGCAGCTCGGGCTGACCCGGCGAAACTAATGCTCTGATTTACGCTGGTTTGAGCTGGGGCGTTCAGGCCGACAGCAGAAAAAGCCGTTCCTGCTCACGCCATGCTTGCGGGAGGGCCAGTGTCATGCGGGTCGCCGTTAAGCCGGCCGGCATGACGCCGTCCACAATGGCCTGAACGAATCGTGGAGAAACGAAAGCCAGCTGAATCATGGCGCGCGCGTGCCGTGCCGTGCAGCCTTCCCGCTGGGCGATCTCGGTGAGGTTGCTACCCGCGGTCATTTCGTCCATCCAACGCCTCGCCTTGCCGATAGCATTCAGCACAGCGTCTCTGGCCTTGAGATCAACATCTGGTGCTCCGGAGGGCGACGCAGATGCCGACTCCACTCCTTTGTCTGCTCGAAACGGCTTCTTGGACCAAGGCAGACTGACAGTTTGTCGGGGTTGCCTGGGTTCGTCGCCCTTTGCACGGTCAACCCCAGCCAACTCCACACCTATAGAGTCTGGCTGGACGGTGATCCGGGCGATCTGGGCTTCAACCAGGGCGCGCGGGTCGCCTCGCGAGTCGCGGCAGCGATCTCGGAGGAAGCGTTCGATCTGAGCCTCGATGTCGGGTGCCGGCACCCGGAACACCTGCCCGGCATCGGCCTTGCGGGACTGCAGAATGGCCTGGGAAACGTAATAGCGGTAGCGCACACCCTTCTTGCGGCAGTGGGAGGGCGTCATCCGGTTGCCGGCGCTGTCGAACAGTAGGCCCTGGAGCAGGAAGGGTGAGGCCTTAGCCTTGGCTTTTCTGTCTACGGTGTTGGCGGCGAGAGAGGCCTGGACAGCGTCGAAGGTGGCGCGGTCGATAATGGGCTTATGGTCGGCTGCGTGGATTTGGCCGTTGTGCAGGATCTCCCCCACATAGCAGCGGTTCCTGAGGAGGTAGGCAAAGGCGCCTTTGCCGTAGGGTACCCCTCCCCGCTTATTGCCATTGGAAAGGGTCTGGACCTTGGTCTTGATGCCCAACCGGCTCATCTCTTCCAGCAGGAGGCCAATTGAGCCCAGCTCCAGATACCTCCGGAATATCCACCGCACTCGTTCGGCCTCTTGCGGGACAATGATCAGCTTCTTGTCCCGGTTGATGTAGCCAAGCGGGATATTGCCGCCCATGAAGAGGCCCTTCTTCTTGGAGGCGGCGATCTTGTCCTTGACCCGTTCCCCAATCACCTCCCGCTCGAACTGGGCAAAGGACAAAAGGACATTGAGGGTGAGCCTGCCCATGCTGGTGGTGGTGTTGAAGGACTGGGTGACCGAGACAAAGGACACTCCGTGCTTGTCAAACAGTTCCACAAGCCTCGCGAAATCCGTCAGCGACCGGGTCAGCCGGTCCACCTTGTAGACAACCACATTGTCGACCCTGCCAGCAGCGATATCGGCCAACAGGCGCTGAAGGTCCGGCCGGTCTAGGGAGGCCCCCGATATGCCGCCATCATCATAGGGGTCGGGAATCAGCTGCCAGCCCTCATGCATCTGGCTCTTTATATAGGCCTCGCAGGCCTCCCGTTGTGCGTGGAGGGAGTTGAACTCCAGATCCAGGTTATGTTCGGTGGATTTGCGGGTGTAGATGGCGCAGCGGATGGTCTTCACGCCGCCCTCTCCTGCTGCTTCCCAGCCTTCCTGCTTTCGCCTTCCCGAAGGCCAAAGAACCTGGGCCCGTTCCAGTTGGCGCCGGTGATGATCCGGGCGATAGCGGACAAGCTGGAATAGGTTTTCTCCTGCCAGACAAAGCCTTCCGGCGCGATGGTGACGGTATGACGGGCGCCGCCGAACTCCCGCACCAGCACGGTACCAGCCTTGAGCCGCTGGCAGCGCGCATCGCCGGCCTTCTTCTGCCCATAAGCCTCCAGAAGCCGCAGCGTAGCCTTGTCGTAGCCGCCAAAGGCCTTTTCCTGAAGCCGCCAAGCTAGCGTCCTCAGCAACAGATCCCGCCACAGGCCCTTGGGCGGATCGCGGCGGAATTCCGCGGCCCAGGCCGCCTTCAATTCCCTCAGCGCCAGGCCGGAAAGTCGCTCAATCTCGGCCGCCACGGCCTCAGGCGAAACAGACTGGCCGGGTTTTTTCAAGGCGGATCGCATGCCCCGAACCACGCTCCATTCGCAGCAAATGTCCAGTCGGATTCGATGTCGCGGTGCGACACGCGACTGTGGCCGATCCCAGCTTTTCGGGAGTATTTTCGAGAACTCAGATACAACGTACCCAGTGCTCAAGAGAGATTTTATATGGAGACCATCGGGCGGGACCTGAAGGAGATGCAACGGGTGCCGTTGGCGCTAGAGCATGTTGCAGCACTGCGGGCAGAAGGAAAGATCGCACGTTATGCGGCCGGTGCGTTTGTGGCAAAGCACGGCGAACCGATCAATCGCTTTATTTATGTGCTGGATGGCGAGATAGAAACCGTCAACTCCTTCACAGGCGAACGCCATTTTGCATCCACGCTTGGACCGACACAGTTCGTCGCCGAGATACCCATTCTGAATGGGGGGAACTGGTCGCTACCATTGCGCGCCGTCCGCGACACGGAAGTGATTGAGGTACCTAGGTCCGCGATATTGCGACTAATGGCCGAAATCCCCGAAATGTCGGATCTCATCATCACGGTAATGGCTGCACGCCGACGCGCCCAGCTGGAAAGGCGGGATGGTACGCTGGTTCTGATTGGTGAGGATCTCGATCGAGATGTCCGACGGATCGCCGAATTTGCAGGTCGCAACCGCATCCCCTACGCCTCCTACCCCGTCGGAGGCCCTGAGGCCGAGCAGGTCCAGACGAGCTGTGCAATCGCACTGGATCGGCCAGCTGTAATATTTGGCCGAGATCAGGTCGTGACCGATCCAACCCCCGACAAAGTCGCACGCCTCATCGGTCTTAATTTCGACCTTCCTGAAAGCGAGACATTCGACGTCATTGTCGTAGGCGGTGGTCCAGCGGGCGCCGCAGCAGGGGTCTATGCCGGCGCTGAGGGCCTAAAAGCGTTGGTCGTGGAAGACACCGCCATTGGCGGACAAGCCGGCACCTCGAGCCGGATCGAGAATTACATGGGCTTCCCGACTGGGATCTCCGGTGCCGACCTAGTTTGGCGCGGTGCTATTCAAGCGATGAAGTTCGGCACCCGCTTCGTAATGCCGCGGCGGGTAGCGAGTCTAGAAAGACTGTCCAATGCAAAATTCTGCGCCACATTCGACAACGGCCAGCGCGTTATGGCAGGCGCGGTCGTGGTTGCAACCGGCGTCCAATATCGCAGGCTTCCAGCCGATCGACTCGCCGAGTTCGAAGGCGTCGGCGTGTACTATGCTGCAACCAAAAATGAAGCGCGGCATTGCAAGACCGGCGAGGTGGTCGTCATTGGTGGCGGAAATTCGGCCGGTCAGGCGGCAATGTTCCTCAGCCGCGCAGCCCGGCACGTCCGAGTCTTGGTGCGCGGCGCATCGCTGGCCGCCTCTATGTCCAACTATTTAACCCGGCGCCTGGAGGCAGACCCAGCGATATCAATCGAATACGGCGAAGAAGTGATCGCCTTGCACGGCACCAACAAGCTTGACGCAGTGACTGTGAGAAATCTCCGCGAAGGTACGCAACGTGTGCTGCCAACCTGCGCATTATTCATCATGGTTGGCGCGGCGCCCAACACCGGCTGGCTGTCAGGATTAGTCGAGCTTGATCAGAATGGCTTCGTCCAGACCGGCGAGGCTGCGGGTGCGAGATCTCCCTACGCCACCTCGCAACCCGGCATTTTTGCCGTTGGAGACGTACGGGCCGGTTCGGTAAAGCGAGTCGCCTCATCCGTCGGTGAGGGATCGGTCGTCATCTCAAAGGTCTGGGAATATCTCAATCAAGCCGTCTGATCGCGCCGCCGCTACTGTGTTTGCCCGGACGGGCACTTATCGCATTTTCGTATAAGCCCCAATTATGGGAAGGACGCTCGCGCCGGAGGCAGACGTAGTCAGCTGACATACTGATATTTTTTAATTATCGCCGGAACCGAATCGAGCGTTGAGGTGGGGCGCACATGGTTGCTGAAGAGAAGGCTTCGCGTGTTCGGAGCTAGTGCTGAGAAGATCTCAGCTTCTTTTTGTGGAGCCGATCTCGCCTAGCCGGTCGATCGCCTCAGCAGGGAGCACCAAGGCAGCGGTTGCAAGATTTTCCCTCAGATGCGCCCGGGACGACGTCCCCGGGATAAGCAGGATATTGGGCGCCCGCCTCAGAAGCCAAGCGAGCGCCACCTGCATCGGCGTTGCATCCAGACTTTGCGCCACCTCAGACAGCGCCAGGGACTGGAGCGGCGAGAATCCGCCCAGCGGAAAGAACGGAACATAAGCGATGCCCTTCCGCGCAAGTTCATCGATCAACGCATCATCGTCGCGATGGACCAGATTGTAGTGGTTCTGCACGCACACAACTTCGGCGATCCTTTCGGCTTCCGCCACCTGCGCCGAGGTGACATTGCTGAGGCCCAAGTGCCGGATCAGTCCCTGCCTTTGCAGATCGGCCAGTGCCGTGAACCGTTCCTCGATCGAACCTTCACTGGGCGCATGGGTTGCGCCAACAATCCGCAGGTTCACTACATCAAGAACATCGACGCCAAGATTGCGCAGATTGTCATGCACCGCCTTGGTGAGCTCGGCCGGGCTTTGTGCCGGATTCCAGGATGCGTCGGCGCCGCGGAGCGCTCCGACCTTAGTCACGATGACCAGATCGCCCGGATAGGGATGCAGAGCCTGGCGGATCAGTTGGTTGGTGACATGGGGGCCGTAGAAATCGCTGGTGTCGATGTGATTGACCCCACGTGCCACGGCTTCGCGCAGCACGGCCAGCGCCTCGTTGAGGTCCTTGGGCGGGCCGAACACGCCCGGACCCGCAAGCTGCATGGCGCCATAGCCCATGCGGTTGACGATGCGATCCCCCAGCTGGAATTGGCCTGCTTTGCTGATGTCGGTCATCTGCGTCTCCAAATTTGCGCTGCTGTGATAACGGCAATATGGGGCGGTTGAGACTGATCGATAATAGGGTATAGTCAGCACAGGCTGTTCGGATTTACGAACAATGGCGATCGACCTCAACGACCTGTCGGCTTTCGTCGCAGTGGCGCGGGCGGGCGGCTTCCGCGACGCCGCCAAGCTCAGCGGGACGGCCGCTTCCAGCCTTAGCGAAGCGGTGCGGCGGCTGGAGGAAAAGCTGGGCGTGCGGCTCTTGAACCGCACCACGCGCAGCGTCGCCCCCACCGAGGCTGGTGCGCATCTGCTGACGCGTCTGGCCCCGGCGCTGGGCGAAGTCCAAGCATCGATGGATGCCGTCAATGAATTTCGCGGCGGTCCTGCAGGAACGCTCAAGCTCAACGTGCCCGCCACCGTCGCCCGCCTAGTGCTGCCCGCGATCATCACCCCGTTCCTGAAAGCCCATCGCCAGATCAGGCTGGAGGTCGTGGTCGAGGACAGGCTGGTGGATGTGCTGGCCGCGGGCTGCGACGCCGGCATTCGCTATGACGAGCGGCTGGAGAAAGACATGATTGCGGTGCCGATCGGCCCGCGCGTGCAACGTTTCGCCACCGCGGCCTCTCCTGCCTATCTCAAAGAGCATGGCAGGCCGAAGCATCCGCGCGATCTGCTCAAGCATGCCTGCCTGCGCGGCCAGTTCGCCAGCGGCGTGACGCCAGTCTGGGAGTTTGAACGAGACGGCGAGATTGTTCAGGTGGATCCTTCCGGACCGCTGGTTGTGCGGCTTGGCGCGGCCGTGGATCTGGCGGTCTGCGCCGCGGTGGCCGACTTGGGCGTCATCCACCTCTTCGAGGAATGGCTGCGACCCGAGCTCGACAGCGGAAAGCTGGTCCCCATCCTGGAGCCATGGTGGGAGAAATTCTCAGGCCCGTTTCTTTATTATCCAGGCCGTCGCCTTATGCCAGCGCCCTTAAGGGCTTTCGTCGATTTCATCAAGAAGTAGCCGCGCGACATGCGCGGCCAGGCGGCATGGCATTCGCGCATAATGCTGGACTTTGGGAAATTGGGCGGCAGGCCGCGCCAGCAACTTCGAAACTCTTTCGGCTTAATGGCGTTGCGTACGCTCTGCGCCAGAAGCGGACATGCCTCCCGCATCACCTTCAACCCGATACTCGACAATAACTACAAGTACTTCAGCCGCCTGGATTTCGTGCCGGCGACAGGCTGGATTATGCTGTCAGCGAACATTTGACGGTCGCGGCTGCGACCGCGCTCAGGCGCGCAGCTCGTGCGCGAGTAAAGACCTAATCTTCTCCGTGCCGGCGTGAGTGCGCAGGACATCCGTAAATGGCGACCGTAATCGGTGGCGCAATCGGCGCGCATATTGCAGGCTTCCTACCGCCGGAGCAGTAGCGGCGCGAATTACTTTCTGCGCGGGGACCGGGGCGCCGACCGGCGTCGGTCGCTACCGCCCCTAGAATAGGTTGGGCTAATACATTAACTTTCGTGTCATTTAGCACAAACAGTTCTTCCGGCTAGGTCAATTGGGGGTTTCACGACATGCCCCACGCCCACGAGTTTAGAGGCAACGTCCTGCGCAATTTTCGTCGCAGGCCGATCCGCGTCGCTTGGTCCGCCGCCGCTCCCGACCTTCCGCT